GGCGGCCGCCTGCGGGCCGGCGACGCTCTTGGCGCCCAGGTCGAGCACCTGCGCATTGAGGGCCTGCATCTCGTCGCGCGTGACCCCCAGGATGGCCTGGGCGTCCGTCATCGTCTCGTCAAACTGGCGCGCGGAATTGATGGCGCTCTTGAAGCCCAGCGCCGCCGGCGCGATGGCTGCGCCCAGGGCCAGGCCGCCGACGGCCATCTTTTTGCCGAGCGACTCGAACTGCTTCCCGATGTCGCCGACCAGGGCTTTGATTTGCCCGCTGGCCTTGTTGTCCGCCCGGATGACGATTTCGATGGTATTAGCCACGGTTTACCGCTTTCGTCGCCGCCGCTTGCGCTGGGCGACTTTCTCCTCGACGTTCATGAACGCGATGTGCAGCGCGATGGTGCGCGCGTCCTGCGCGTCCAGCTCGGACGGCGTACAGTGGTACACGTCCCGGCATAGGCGCAGGTCGGTGTACTCCGGCGGCGCGGAGACCCCGCCTGTCCACAGGTGAATGGACAGGCGGTCCGCTAGTTTTTTTCCTCGGCCTTGCCCTCGAACACCCGCGCCAGAAAGCCGCGCTCGGCATCCGTCAGGCGGTCCACGACCGTCGGGTCGTCCTTCGGCAAGGGCAGCACAACCCCCTCGTCATCGACCCAGTTCCACTCGACGACGCGCTTGACGAGCTGGTCGTCGGCGGCGTCGAATTTGGTGGCCATGTCCATGCCCTCGAAGGCCAGCGCCAGCCGCTTGCTCTCGCCCCAGGTGACGGCGCGCACCTTGACGTAAGACCCCTCGCCCTGTACCGCGTCTGAGGCGTGGGTCGTGATGTTGAGTCGCCGGGCCATGGCTAGGTCCCCACCGGGGTGAGCGTGACCTCACCGTGTGAGCGCAGCTCGGCCGAGACCATGACGACCTCGTCGGCCTCCGAGTCCAGCCCGATGGGCGCGCTCATCAACACGAACTCGCCCTCGTACTGGTCCGAGCCGGGCGAGCCGTCGGGAACCTGGATGGTCAGCGTGCGCGCGCTGTCGTCGCCGCCGAAGAACCAGTCCTTCAGGATGTCGAGCGCCTCGTCGGCCGTCGTCGAGTAGATGACGTTCAGGGTCACCCCGACGTCCTTGCCCACGACGACGCGGGACTTCCACTGGGTGGAGAAGGGGCGGAACTCGCCCACGCCGTGCTCGAGCGAAATCTCGGCGCGGTTGGACGATCCGCTGATGTCGGTCGGCGAGCCGGACGCGTTATCCAGTTTGATGACGCAGTTGGTCGCCACAACAGCTGTAGTCGTTACGGTCATGAGGTTGTACTCCTTATACTGAACACGTCAGAACGAAACGAGCCCCGGCAAAACGCAGCTCCGGGTCGCCATAGGCAAACGTCACGCGCTCCGAGGTCCACTTGAACGCCCGGATCGCGGCCAGGCCGAAGAACGGTTTGGCGCGCTGGGCGTCGAGCACGTCCTCGATGGCATCCGCCACCGCGGCCACCGCGGCCATGTCCTCGCCGATGAGCGCGCGCTGGCGCACGTAAACATCGACGTGCACGGTGACCTGCTTCTGGCGCAGGCCCGCCCCAAATGTCGAGCGGTCGGTGCGGCTGGTGAAGTCCGCTTCGGTGCGCTCCCAGGTCACCTGGACGGTCGGCCAGTCGGTCATGCCGTCTGTGAGCGTCCCGTGGGCCTGCGCGCGGGCAACGCCCTCGGCCTCGGCCAGGGTGTCTTTAATCGCCTCCACCAGCGCGTACCTCACCGGACCATCCTCCCCACCGCCTCATCGAACAGCCGGAAAATGCGCTCGCGGTTGGCGTCCACCGCGCGCTGCAGGTAGCGGTGCCCCTTCGTGCCCCGCGCCCGGATGGCCAGGGCCACCGCCCAGGCGCTCGTGCCGTGCCGCCGGGCCCACGTCTGGAGCGCGGCGGGCGGCGGCATGTGCGGGCGCGTGCCCGTCTCGACATACGGCGCGTACTTGACGACCGACCCCACCACGCCCTGCAGGACCCGCTCGCGCCGGATTTCCGGATGGATGCTCGACTTGAGGCGGCCCGTGTCCACCGGGACAAAGCGCTTGGCGTCGGCGGCGATGAGCAGTGTCGCGTCGCGCATGGCACGCACCATCGGCTCGCCGTCCAGGTCGGCCGCCACCTTCTCCAGGTTGCGCTGCGTTTCGAGCAGCCCGCGAATGCGCGTCTCCATCAGCCCACCGCCAGCCGCACCAGGCGCCCGGACACCAGCATGTGCTCGACGTCCGGGTCGAGGGCCTTGCGGTACATGAGCAGGCCCATATCCGCGTTGCCCAGCGTGTCGGCCCAGGCGCCCTTGCCGCGCTGCCACCAGCGCGCCGCCTGGACGATGGCCGCCTCGCGCACCTGGGGTGGGCAGGTCTCGGCGTAGCCCCAGCGGGCCGTCACGCGCACCGACGGCAGGCCAACTCCGTTGCGGGCCAGACGCGGGAACGTCGCGTAGGCCCCCCTGTAGGCCACCATCAGCCCCGTGTACGGTAGATTGGCAAAGTCGGGCTTGGCCGGATCGCCCCGGAAGGCCAGCCAGTCGTCCGCACCCCAGGCCGTCCAGGTTGTCCCGTCGCCCGTCTCGACCAGCGTGATGGCCGCGCACTCATCGATGGCCTGGACGCTGTGTCCCGACCCGGCGAACGTGCGCGCCACCGCCGTGGCCAGCGCCACGAATCCGTCGGGGCGGTTGCAGAACCGGTCGACCGCCGCGCTCGAGGCCGCCAGCAGCGCGGTCAGCACGGCATCGTCCGTTGTAGCTGTCTTCTCCAGCCGCGCGCGTAACTCGACCGCCGTCGCGTAACTCGTCATGGCGCGCGCTCCCCGTTCCGCCGGACCCAGCCGGCCATGCCCACCCCGCCGTCATCCACGATGTGCACGTCGAAGTCGCGCTCCAGGTGCGCCGCGAAGGCGTTGAGCGCGTCCCACACCGGCCGGCAGGGCCGCCCCGTGCCGTCGGGGCTGTAGTCGTGGAAGACCATCATGCCGCCGGGCCGCACCCAGTTGAACCACGGGAAATCATGCGCGACCCCTTCATGGTCCCCGTCCACGAAGACCATATCCAAGTATGGACCGCCGTAGTGGGTGATGTAATCCTCCGAGCGGGCCACGACCGGCTTGACGCGCTCGAAGACACTGAGCGCCGCGCGGGCCAGGGCCATCTCGTCGTCGCGCGGGTTGAGCGTCGTCAGGCGCGCGGCCGGCGCGGCCTGGGCCAGCATGCAGGCTGAGAACCCCAGCGCCGTGCCAATCTCCAGCAGGTGCGCGCCTTCGAAGTCGCACCCGCGCGCCAGGGCATAGAGCGCGGCGGCCTGGTAGGGCGCCACCTCGCGCTTGATTTTGGTGGTGCCCACTCGCTCGCGAGCCGTCGCCAGCGCGTCCGGGATGCCTGGATGCTGGCGGACCAGGTGCGCCATCAGGCGCTCCGGTGTGCCTCTCAGTCGCATGAATACACCTCTCCCTCACGGCGCACGACGCCGACCAGGCCGCGCGGCCCCTTGTTGCCCCAGCACTCCATCAGCAGCACGTCCGGCTGGGCGCGCCCGATGGCCCGCAAGAACGCCATCACCCCCCACACCACGTCGGGGAAATGCTGCGCGCTCTGGTAATTGAAATCGTGCACCAGCAGCAGGCCGCCGGGCCGCAGGGCGTTGAACCACGCCAGGTCGCGCACCATCTCCGGGCCATGGTCGCCGTCCACGAACACCATGTCCAGCGGCCCCAGGCCATCGCGCAGCGCCGCGTCGCGGCTGTCGCCCTCCACCACCGTCACGTGGGGGTATGCGGTCAGGCTGGCCCGCGCCGTCTGGACGTGCTCCGGGTCGATGTCCACCGACGTGATGACGGCGTTCGGCGCGCCCCAGGCCAGCATCGCCGCGGAGAAACCCAGGCCGCAGCCAATCTCGACGATGTGCCCGCCGTCGTAGGCTTGCGCCAATCCGTACAGCGCGCACGCCTGGTAGGGCTGCATCTCGAGCGGCGAGCGCGGCACGTGCTGCCGCACCCAGTGGTAGACCATCGGCCCCAGCGGCCAGCGCGCATCCACGCGGGCCTGCAACTCAGTGGCGGTGCCGTGTGCGATGAACGTCAGGTCTACCATCGCTCCACCCCCCGCGCCGTCAGGCGGTAGGTAGCCTGCGCGAAACCCCAGCGCACGCCGCCCAGGTCGGCCAGCGCGCGGTTGCGCGCCATCTGCTCGGGCGTGGCCGCCGGCTTGGGCGGGTGGTCCTGGTGAACGATGGTCAT